AGTCCAATCAACTTCATCTTTAAATTCTCTAATAAATGCTTCACTTATTTTCTGATAAACTGAAATATTTTCCCAATTAACTTCATCTTTAAATTCCTTAATAAATGCTTCACTTAATTTCTGTTCACGTGAAATGCCAGTCCAATTAACTTCATTTTGGAATTCTCTAATAAATGCTTCACTTAATTTCTGAAAATATGAAATATTTTCCCAATTAACTTCATCTTTAAATTCTCTAATAAATGCTTCACTTAATTTCTGAAAATATGAAATGCCAGTCCAATCAACTTCATCTTTAAATTCTCTAATAAATGCTTCACTTAATTTCTGTTCACTTGAAATTTCATTCCAATTAACTTCTTGCTTTTCCACTTTCTTCTTTCTTGTAAACCAACTCATTTTAATCCTCCTTATTGCTTAGAGTATCCAATATAAAACTGTGTGACGTTCGTGAATGAAGCTATCGCAGTTACATATAATATTCTGTATGCGTTGATGATGTCACCTACATTTGGTAAATCATATTCTAATTCTGCCCATTCATTGTTATATATGTACATGTTTTCGAATACTTCTGTTGTACTAGTCCCCACCCCGCCATCAAGTGAGGTTTTTACTTTAAAACCTTGCAATATAAGATGTTCCAACTCCAAAACATCTTTTCCTTTTATACCTCTCAACTCAACTTTTTCACATATTTCTTTTGATGTCATTTTACTTCTCCTTTCCTTGATTAAGCACTCGCCAATTACTAGGCATTTATCGTGCATGATTAACCTATTCAAAAACTTTCTATGGTTTTCCTTCATTATATAAAAAATACTTTTACCATGAAATCAATTCAGCTTCTTTAGACTCTTGTGGGTCTATTATGATTGGAACACGAACTATTTTATCTCTAACCTTTCTACGTAATCTTTCTTTACTTCTAATTAATGTATGTTGTGTTATAACAGACATCACTTCTAACCTCAAGTCATCAGCAGACAGCTCACGATGCGTTTTAACTAAGTGTTGGAACATTTGCTTATACTCGGTAAGTATTTCTTCTCTAACAGCTTTAAGAGCTACTTTTGTTCGATTTTGCTTATTCATTGTTTTTCTCCTTCTTCAAGTTCTACAAATATTGTATCTGTTAGCCAGTGGCACCCCTTATCTTCTTTTACGATAGAGTCGATGATGTATTGTTGTAGGTGTTGGCATGTCCATTCTTCTTCACCTGCACCTACGTCCATTAGTTCGACTTTCTCGTAACCGTATTCTTTTATAAGCTCTGCAATTATAGATTTTCCTTCATCGGCTGCTTTTGCAGCACCACCATGATTAAATGCATCTTCTATTGCCTTCTCCAGTGCACAAAAAAGCGAGTTTTCGTATCTTAACTGTGTGTCTATCGTACTACTTAATTCAGCTAGCCTAGCTATTCTTTTGTCTGCCCCTTGGTATTTCTTCATTATGCCGCCTCCTTTATTCTTGCCATTACCTTATCACAACTCTCGATGAAGTTTGTTGGGTATAAATACTTAGTTAAAATCTCACCCTTGTTCATGTCAATCCTTGGGAGAACTTCATCAAAAATAAATCTTGCCATATTCTCCGTCGTTAAGCGGGAGCGGTCAAACTTCACTCTTTTTAACCTTTTTGCAAATTCATCTTCATCGTTGTGATCTGTAATATATGCAATGCCACAATTGCCTAGTGAATCTCTCCATTGACTTAAGAATGTTTCCCTTTGACTCGTACCGTCTATAATCTCTTGTTCAAAATCCTTGTAGTTGACATATAGCGACTTAACTATATTAACTTGAACCTTTGAAATGCTATCTTTCTTCTTTGTTTTTCTTTCGTTCCGTTCTGCCGTAACAATATCATCTTGTTTGCATTCGCTGCATTCTTCTCTACTGCCTAAAGTCCAATTACGTTGAGTGTAACCATTATGACCACAACGATGAAATGCTGCTGACATTTTTTTAATTATCTTATGTCCATTATCCTTATCTATACCTAATGCGTCAAGTATGGTTTTTTGTTCTACAAAAAACCGTCCACCTTTATGTTTGTGACTAGAATGTAGGTTAGCACCAATATATTCCATAATAGCCTGACTCGCAGAAAAGTATCCTAACTTTTTTAGCTCGATAATATCTTCGTTACGAGTGTAACTCATTCTTCCAATTATCAAATCCATTATCTTTTTGTAATCTTTCATGTTTTCTCCTTAACTCTTAAAAAAACAGTTGGGCAACGCTGAGTTCACGCTTTCGACTTGCAAATCTAGCCCAACCAAAATCATTTAAACTTCCTCTAGCTTTTCTATTCTAATATCTTCAATTAACTTGTCACGGAAATACTTCGATGAGAACTTCACATTCTCCTCTAACCAATTCATTTGTAATTGTGTTAAACTGATAGTTACCCTGTGTATTAGTTTTTCTTCTTCAATCATTTTCTTTCTACCTAACTTTGCCATGTTTCTACTCCTTTTATTCTTGTCTTCGCTACGCTCAGAACGCTCAGACTAAGTTTATATACAATCCAGTATCATTCTCATACCACCAAGATCCATATTGTAATCAAACTTCTGACTCCTAGTTGGTATTTCAAGGTCATCATCTCTAAGTGCTATTATGTCATCCTCAACGATATTAAAAGCTGCCACAATTGTTCCCCTTCGACCCTTGGTAATCCTATATCTAGATTGCTCCATTGATACAAGCAGCTTTGCTAACTCATTGTATAGCTTGGCATAGTATGTATCATCTAGCATGCAAGAAATGGACTCTTTCGCTCTTTCTAAATACCCTTTCAAGTTATCTTCCATTATCACGTTCAATTTCATATTTCTACTCCTTTTATTCTTGTCTTCGCTCCACTCAGACCTTATCTTATAGTTCTACAGTTACACAAACAAATTCATTCCATTTGCCATTACAACGACAATAGCCATTTGATGTTTTGATGTTTTGCTTTCTCCATCTTTTGCAAACGGGACATGTATACGTGTGCTCCCTTTTCCATTTTATAGTTCTTTGGGTTGGATGGCTAATATTGTCGTCAACAGCACATCTTTCAGATCCAGTTCCAATCTCAATGCATTTTTGCTTCCACTTTTTACCATGTCCCTCATCAATACCACAAAGGGCATGTGCAATTTCGTGTAGAATCGTATCTCTTGCTACCGAGATAGGATTTATAATTACATACGGCAATGACAATTCAATACTGTCTGCACGACACACTCCTAAAATGCTTTTACTATCAGTCCACCTTAACCTCCAATTAGTTAACCCATGCTTGTCCATTAACTTGTGTGCTAGTTTTCCAACTTCTGTTTGTGTTGCGTTAAGTTTCATATTTCTACTCCTGTTATCAGTCTCGCTACGCTTTGACCGCTTTGACCGCTTTTATCTTATCTCTGCTTGCGGGTATATTATACATAAAGTTTTGGTCAAAAACCTTTATTATCTGAAATTAAATTCATATAAAACATTTAGAACGTTCAATACAAAATGAAACCTTAAGCACTGTAGTAAATGAGTAGGTATAAAGTAACCTACTCATATAAAGCAAAATGAGTAGGTAGTTCTGTACTGACTATGAAAATGAGTAGGTAGTTCTGTACGGTTTGAGTAGGTAGTTCTGTACGGTTTGAGTAGGTAGTTCTGTACCTACTCCTCTTCAATTAGGATTATTTTAAGAATATTTTATAAGGAAGTCGAGCAAAAGCTCTCTCCATTTAAACAAATCAGTTAGAAATACAAAAAGAAACGATTAGACAGTTATCTACTTTATCGTTGAAACATAGAACAGTATGCTCTGACGATAAAGTAGACATACCTCTAATCGGTTAATAATACTATCATAGACATTGATACTATACAAATAGGTACATTGTACTACTTAATGGTAAATCTATTGTTATAGAGCTTTATATTTAGATTAAGAGTTGTTTTTCTATAGTTTTGTATGATCTGTTAGATTTCCACTACCACTAGGACCCTAATGTACCCACTTTTCTAACATTTTTTCAAGGTCGGCGATTGCTTTTTCTCTAACAAAACTCTTAATCGTGTATTGAATTGTATTGCTACTTACTCCTGCCTTTTTGCCAATAACTTCTCTTGTTTTAGCTTGTGGAGAATTCTCCACAAGCTTAACTTTATCTTTTCCGCATTCATCTTTGCTATTCGCAAATACTCATTACGGAGTATCCTAGAATAAAAGCTTAACGATTTGCTATTCGCAAACCTACTTTTCTCCGAGGATATTTAAAAATACTACTTTAAAATAGACAATTAGAGAAGTTACCTCCTTAATTGTGTATTGAATTGTATTGAAAACCTATTGAAAACTACAGGTAGACGATTTATGTATTCGTAAATCTGTCTAGCTTATCCACTTTGTAATACAAATCGTAAACAGTATGCTCTGACGATTAAGTAGATATACCTCTAATCGCTTAATAATACTATCATAGACATTGTTATTATATAAATTGGTACATTGTACTACTTAATCGTAAATCTATTGTTATAGAGCTTTATATAACCACTTTTAGTTATTGGATTATGTCTAAAGCAGCTTGAACTTTTTCAATCAGAATACCTACAAACTCATAACCTTCTGTATTCTTTAGCAACGCTATTTCAATATCTGAATTATCATAGGTTCCCATACCCAATCCTTGCTCCCATGAACACTTAGGACACTTAGGATATTTGTTATATCCAATGACATTGCAATCATCATTCATCGAATGAGAATACTTAGATCGTTCTTTATCGTAATAGATTTTGAATACATTATGGCGAATTTCATTGATTTCATCACAATCAAGTCCATCACCATATAGGACTTCAGCTAATTCAGCTTCACCTAAAGCTACTAATTCTTCTACGCTTAATTCAGTAAATGCACGTATTTGAACCATTAAGTCAGCTTGAATGATGTCATTAAATGATGCATTGAACCTCTCAGTAGCATTAATTACCTCTTTAACCAACTCATTATCTGCATAATTAAAGTCTACTACCATCGTTTCAACTACTTTCTTCATCGTAATTACCTTTCGTTTCTTCGTTTGCTTCGTTGTACCGTTTGCTTCATTTACAATACTGTACCATAATGAAGGATTGAGTCAACAATTACTTTCAAAAGTTAGCAGTGCCTATCCGCAGATGACGGATATTAATCGCAAAATTAGAAAATGAGGAATAAAGTTCTATAATGTAGGTAGGAGGAATTATGAAAACAACAAGAACCATTACAGATTATAAAGCAGAGTCATTAGATGTTAAGAAATGGCAGAAAACTAATGATCAAGAACTCTATGAGGCAATTATCCTTAATCGTATTCCAACGCTCAAACACTGGTCACGCAAATGTTATCGTGACTATATGGATACCACAATAGATGACCTACAACAGGATTTGACACTACCATTAATTAAGGCTATAAATACATATAAATATGATAAAGGTACATTTAACACATATCTCTATCGTTTGCTAAGCAACCACATGGCTAATATAGTTTCTTCTCGTTTCCAAAAAAAGAGAGTTCATCAAGGATTATATTCCGTTGATGCTCCTGCTTTCGAAAATGATGATCCTGAAACAGTAGTAGATGGAATGGAAGGTAATATACCTGATGAAATGATTCTCAATAACACCATAGAAAATGTCATGGATTTATTCAATTTTGAAAGCAAAGAAGCTAAAGATTGGCTATATAATATTGCTCATGGTGAGAAAATGAAGTCAAATATAAATATGAGAAGAGAACTTCATAGTAAACGATCACTTATGAAAACACATGAATGGAAACGAGATTATGATAAAAAGTTCGGATAATCTCCATTTGTAATATAAATTCGTACTTTGATTTTATCTAAAAACTCAAGGTACTTTGAAATAAACTATAGCTACTTTGTATGTCAGATGGTTTTGAACTACTTTTCTCACAAAAATCCTGTACTCAAGAAAAAGCAAAGTAAAGTGGTCGTTTTCCTTAATGTTTAGACTCTCTTTTAGAGTCTATTTCTAATCGCTCTGCTACTATTGGTTTTTAGATTTACTATGACCATTCTCAAATAAAAGTTCTCTACTATTGGTTTTGGTATTCTTTAGACACTTCTCAAAATAAAAATCTAAAGTATGACATTTTTAAATCTCTAGAACCTATTTGAAATATTTTCTCACACTATTGGTGTTTCAATTTACTCAAGGTCATATCACACAAAACTTTCTACTTTTCATTTTTAAATTCTCTGAGGCACTTCTGAAATATTCTTGTCCTACTTTGAGTTTTCTCAAAAACTATAGTCTGTCTGAAATAAACTATACCTACTTTGATATTTTCTAAAAACTCAATGTACTCTGAAATAAAACTTCTATACTTTGATATTTCTCAAAAACTCAAGGTACTTTGAAATATTATTATCCTACTTTTCATTTTTAAATTCTCTGAGGCACTTCTGAAATATAAATTCCTACTTTGATTTTATCGAAAAACTCAAGGCACTTTGAAATAAACTATAGCTACTTTGCATTTATCGAAAAACTCAAGGTACTTTGAAATAAACTATAGCTACTTTGCAAAATACAATTTTCCTCCGTCAAATCCGAACAAAATGTGCCTACTTTAAAAATAAGTGAGATAAATAGAGGAGAAATAACAAAACCTTGTGAAGTAATATGTCATGAAGTTTGAAAACCTTAAAACAAATCCACTTGCAATATACGGTGAGTCATTAGTTATTCAAAGATTAAAAGCAAAAGGATATAGTGTATATGAAGCTCCGAATGAGTCACATCCTGTAGACCTAATCGCTATTAAAAACAACACAATTAAGTTCGTGGAAGTTAAAACTAAGAGAAAAATGGTATATTATAATGCTACAGGTATGGATTTAGCCGATGAACGACACTATATCGAATTACAAAAACAACAGAATATACCATTAATCGTTGTATTCGTAGACGCAGAATCTAAATCAATATATGGCAACACAATAAATGATTTAAAGCACTTTACTATGAAAGGTGGTTCATCGGTCATTGTGACGTATAATGTACCGATGAGAGCATTTTCATTAGATAATATGCAACATGTAGACACCTTGAGCGAATCAGAATGTAATAAGCTACGAGAATTAGACCACTCAAAATACAAGTATTAATGTGAATAAACCAAATAAACCAGTAGTGATAACAAATAAAAGAGTGGGAAAGGGAAGTAGAAATAGATCCGCTAGTAGAAAGTATTGGGAATCAAGTTATTGGGAGAAGAAAAATGAAAAAGAAACCAAGTAAAGAATTAATCGAGTCAATTGAACAACTTAGATTATGGTTAAGTATGACACCAAAAGCTAGAGAACTCTATTATGAAGTTGAAGATGCAATCGAAGAAGCAAAACAAGAAATTCAAGATAAACAAGAACAACTCATTTGGTGGAATTATATTCTACAACAAAATGTTCAACTAATTGGTGAATTTCTAAATTATCAAAATAAGGATAATATATAATGGATAAAGAATTTGAAGATAAAATACACACAGAACAATATGAACACTTTGTTGTGGATGAAGAAAAACAATCATTTAAGTATCCAACATTCGGAGAAAAGGATAAAGAGTTTGATATAGACAAATTATGGGCAGACAAGGAAGTCACTAAAGTAGTAAAGATTATGTTAAAGGACTTTATTCATCTATTTGTGCAACTAACACCATTACAACAACAGATTGTGTGTATATTAATCGTGGAACCAGATATCAAATTTAATAAATTGTGTCATAAGCTAGACAACAAATCCTCATCGTGGGTACATCGCAATTTACTTAAAATAAACAAATATACAGAATTCTCTTGCCTTATGCCTAATAACGTTGGTACGAGATTAGTGGACAATTAACCTATTATATAAACTTGAATAAACTACATGGTGAGTCAAAATGTCACACTATTAGATATTAGAAGGAATATATGAGAACAAAAGCAACAAAGATAACGAGTAAGCAATTAAAGTTTGCTGAATTAGTGGCACAAGGTATAGATCCTAAAGTAGCTTATGTCGATTGTGGATATAAAGGTGTTAAGAATGCAGGCAAAAACGCACACAATTTAATGATAAATAGATTTGTTATAGCAGAGATAGATAAGATACAAGCTAAATCAACAGACAGCACAATAGCCTCTCTAATCGACTGTAAGGCTAAATTAACTGAGATTATGAATGATAAGGATACCGGAAGATTAACAGTGATTAAAGCAATTGACTCCTTAGCGAAATTATCTTCATGGGAGGTTCAGAAAATAGCATTAAATGTTAATAAGGCTACCTCCGACATGAGTGATGAAGAGCTGTTGTCATTCATAAATGAGTAAACATGACAATATGTAAGAAAGAAGCAGCACAAGAATTACTTAATAGACGTAAAGCACGTAATCATTTAACAGATTTTTGTAACTATGTTTATCCGAAATATGAGTCCACATGGCATACTAAATTAATATGTAACAAATTAGAGGCTGTTGAACGTGGTGAAATCAAACGCCTTATAATTAATATGCCTCCACGTCATTCGAAATCTTTGCATGCATCTGTGCTTATGCCTTCATGGTATCTTGGCAGGCATCCAGACAAATTGGTCGTACAAGCAGGATATGCAGCAGATATTGCTCAAAAACAAAGTCAAGATGCACGAAGAATTGTTACATGTGAACACTATGATAAATTATTTAGTAATTTAACAGCAAAATTAACAAAAGATTTAGATAGTAAAAATAGTGTTAGAGAGTGGCAAACATATAAGGGTGGTGGATATTATGCTACAGGAGTTGGTGGAGCGTTAGTAGGACGTGGCTGCGATTTACTGCTAATAGACGACCCATTTAAATCACGAGAAGATGCAAATAGCCACATTAAACGAGATAAAGTAATTGATTGGTTCAAATCAGTGGCATTTACACGTTTAATGCCTAATGCAGCTATAATTATCATTAACACAAGATGGCATGTTAATGATTTAGTAGGACAAATTTTAAAAGAAGGTGCAGAAGATTGGGAGATATTATCTTTACCTGCGATCAAAGAAGATGAATACACCGCATTGTGGCCGGAACGCTATAATGAGGACGATTTAGCTATTATTAAGGAAACGATTGGTTTAAGAGAGTGGTCATCACAATATTTGCAAGAACCTACAGTTGAAGGTGGTAACAGATTTAAATGTGACACAATTCAAATAGAAAATGAAAATGATTTTCCAAATGTCACGTATTTAAGAGCTTGGGATTTAGCTTCAACAACAAAAGAACGAGGCAAAAATGATCCTGATTACACTGTTGGTATGCTTGGTGCTGTTGTCAAAGATAAAAAAGGATTAAATCACTTATGGGTGAAACAATGTATCTATGGTCAATGGGAATCACCTAAGCGTAACGATATGATAAAAACAGTTGCTAATAGTGATGGTCCACGGGTTGGTGTTTATATAGAAGCATTTGGTGCATATAAAGATGCCTATAATGAGATAAAAAGAGTGTTATCGGGTCGAAATATAGTTAGACCTAGTAGACTATCTGGCGATAAAACAGTTAAGGCATCAGGATTAGAACCTATATTTGAGGCAGGAAATGTTCATCTGGCAAAAGGTCCATGGAATGATACATTTATTAAACAATTTATGAATTTTCCAGACGGTTCACATGATGACGTAGTTGATGCCTGTGCTATTATTTATGGCGAAAGTGCAAAAGCTAAATCATCACTTATGCTATGTTAGTTTAAAAAGGAGAAGAAATGTCAGAAGATACAATTAAACTTCTTGTTGAAAGAAAAAACCAGACACTCGAAGAAAGAGAATATCAATTATATATTAATCGCTTAGCATACCATGGCGGTAAACCATATATTGACGAACGATTAAGCAGATTTCCAGCAGAGAGTGATATTGATTGGGGAGGCGGAAAAAGAAATGATGGTTCCTCCGTCACAGGCAGAAAGGATAAAGCTTATGTTGTGCCTTATCTGGAACGTATTGTAGACAAAATTAACCAATATGTATTCGGCGTAGAACCAACAAGAACTAATATCGACGAAGAAATCGAACAAGATATTACGTCACAAGGTAAATCTATAAATGAATTAATGTCTGAAGTATCTTCATTATTAACAGTAAATGGATGGTGTTGGATAGGTGTTGACGCTCCGGAATTACCAATAGATACTCAAGTGAGTCAAGTAGAAAAATCACAATTAAAGATTCGTCCATATGCTCAAGTCTATAATGCAGACCAAGTTGTGGACTGGTACGTTACTCCTAATGGCAAAATTCAATGGTTAATAACAGAATCAAATGAATATGTTGCATTTAGTCCACTTGAAAAACCATATAATCAAATTGTACGAAGATTATGGGAACCGGGACAGGTCACAAAGATAATTGTCAATGATACAGGTGAAGATTTTGTCGTTGAAGTAATAGAATTAAGCTATAAAGATGCAGTTCCATTCGTATTGGTTGGTACACCTTCGAAAGAACCACATATGTTTGACTCATTGGAATCTATTAATCGAGCAATATTAGACCTTAGTTCAGCAAACTTTGCTAATTACTATAATTGTGTTTATCCTCAAATGTATTTACCTGCGTCTGTATTAGATATGGTTATGAGTACATATTCAGTAACAGCAGAAACAGCCACAACTATGATAAAAGGATTTAGTTATCCTATTTTGTTGAGTGAAACAGACCAAACACCGGGTTATCTCATGCCTGATGCCAATTCCATCGGCACAATGAGAACAGAAATGGATGCACTTAAGAACGAATTATTTGAATCTACTGGTATGTTATTGCGAAAAGAAGGCAATGCAGTAGAATCCGCAGAAGCAAAAGCATTCGATAATCTTGATTTAAACATGCTTATTCGTGCTCGTTCAAAAAAATTAGAGGATGCAGAGACGAAAATGTCTATTCTGATTAATGGATGGGACTCAAGCATACCTGTATATGAAGTGGAATATAACAAAGAAATGAATTCGGCAGAAGAAGCAGTAGATATTGCTGAGGATATTAAAGATATTGTTATGGAGTAAGGACAATTTGTCTAATAGTGAACGTTAACAAGAGAGAGAGTTAATTAACAAAAAGGAACAATTATGAGTGATATGAAGAATCAATACAAGCTTACAGTGCCAGTAGGGTCAACAGACCTAACATTTGATACCGCTATTTCTGGATGGCTAGACATTGTACATTGGCATTTTGCAGCAGATGTCAGCGGATTAATTGGTATGCAGATAAAGCGTACAGATGGCAATTATATGGTTATTGCTAATGATACTGCCGCAACTGAGTCGGAAATGATTTGGCAAGGAAATTATTTTGTCAATAATAACGACATCGTTCGATTTAATAACGATACAGGTGAAGAAGCAACAGTTTATATCACAATTGGATATGAATTAGCAGGTACTGGAGCATGGACGGGATTTGCAGGTGGTGCAGGAGATGACTCAAGTTCATCTAGTTCCGTTGACAGTTCAAGTTCATCTAGTTCAAGTTCCGAAAGTACACAGAGTTCATCTAGTTCGTCTAGTCAGAGCAACTCCAGTTCATCGAGTTCAAAGGATAGTTCCTCAAGTTCTAGTTCTGTCGGCTATAGTTCCTCCAGTTCTAGTGTTGGAAACAGTTCTAGTTCTAGTTCTGTAGATAGTTCATCTAGTTCAAGTGTGTCATATACAGAGTGTAATGACGAATATGTTGCTACTCTATTCCCATCGGGTGACCCTAGTATCAATGATACTTATACTACTGCTGGAATATATAATGGTGCTAGCTACTATGCAGGAACGGATTATTACTTATTCTTAGCTAATACAAACCCTGATTATTGGGCTATTTCTGGAGATGTTGGTGACCCCTCAAATCAATGGGTAACATCTAAGGATACGTCTGGTGGATGTCCTAATGGAGCATATGTTGGTGCCGTTGGTACAGTTACCTAATAGAAATTTTTAAAGAAGCATCTATAGCTACAATTGACATGAGAGTGGACAATTGTAGCTATAGTAGAGATGGTATACATAATACCGAATTAAATTATGTGATTGGTTACTACAACCGTTGATAGTAGTGTATGGTTTGGTTATACCGTAAATAATTGGGAGGCTAAGAATGGCAATCGAAGAGATTATGGCAAAGTTGCAAGAAGCTGGATTGACTGAGGGAGAAATCAAAGAACTTCAAGGTGTCAAAGAAGATACTACGGAGGACACTGATAGGGACAATAAAGCTTTAAAAGATGAAAGAGCTGCGAAAGCACGTATTTTATCCGAAAAGAAGGCTGCCGTTCAAAGGCAACAAGAGCTTGAAGATGAACTTGAAGCGATTAAATCAAAGGATATGAGTGAGGTTGAAAAACTAAACCGAGAATTTGAGAAGTCACAGACAGCAAATCAGAAAGCTTTAGAAGATTATAAAATACTTCAATCCCAACATGAAGCTACAGTCAAGAATTATAATCTAGAGAAAATTGGTTCCACAATTAAGTTTATGGATACAATACCTCAAGATTTACGAAGAATTGCGATTGAGAAATCATTTGGCGAAGTAGATATATCTGATGATGCTGCCGTTACATTAGCTAAAGAAACATTTACTACTCAATATAAGAGTATTCTTGCTTCTGAAGATACTGCTAAAGGTTCTGGTTCTTCTGTTGGAGATTCCACAATTAATAGCACTAAAACTCCTGACAAAATGACCGTTGATGAAAGAGCTAAATATTTGTCCGATCACAAATTGAATTAAATCGGACACAAACTATAAAAAAGGAAACACATTATGCCTAACACATTTGTAACAACGGATTTAGTAGCACGCGATGCTTCTATTATCCTTGCAAATAACCTAGTGATGGCTAACTTAGTTAACCGTAACTATGAATCTAAATTCGCAAACAAGATCGGTGATACTGTTTCGATTAAGGTTCCGCCTACGCAAACCGCACGTGATTTTATTGATGACAGTTCTTCTGTTACTGATAATGAAATCACTGAGTCTAGTGTTGATTTGGAATTAACCGAACAGCCATATGTCGCACACACACTTACCTCCGAAGAGAAGTCGCTTGAATTAGATGACTTTAATGAAGTTGTAACGAAACCTGCTGTATATGCAATTCGTAATGCCATTGATGAATATCTTATCGAAGTCGCTGCTGCTGGTTTTGCAATTAACTATGCTGGTGGAGAAGGTTCTGCTCCTAGTACTGTCGCTCATTTGATTGCTGGACGTAAAGTTCTTCAGGATAATGGTTGTCCTCTTGAAATGAGAGTTGGTATTCTTGACACTACTGCTGAAGCTTCTATGCTTTCACTTGACCAATTCACATCTGCTGATTATGGTCCCGGTAATCCTAGAGCACTACAAGAAGCTGCATTAGGTCGCAAATATGGAATAGACTTCTATACTGACCAGAATGTTGGTACGCTTACACGTGGTGATGTAGCCGAAGCAACTAATCTTGCTGCTGCTACCGTTGCTGCTGCTACCTCGCTTTCTATGGATGACGCTGGTGGAACTTCTGTTGGTACTATGTATCGTGGTTCTAGATTCGTAATGGCTGGTGATACTCAGGTTTATACATTGACTGCTGATTCTACCGCTGCTGCGGGTGAATTTGCTATGTCTGTAAGTCCTGCTATTACTGGTATTATCGTTGATAATGCTGCAATTACGTGGCAAACAGCGAGCAAAGAGAACGTGCTATTCACTCGTAATGCAATGGCTGGTGCTATCGTAGCTCCTGCTCCTCTTGCTATCGGTTCGAGCGTTGCTTTCTACAATGGTGTTGGAATTCGTGTTTCCATGAGTTCTAGTACTGCTTCATTGAGCGATCAGATTGTATTTGATACGTTCCTTGGTGGACAGATTGTTGAAGCTGATGGTGGATGCGTCGTTGGCGGAGTTTAAGCTTAATTAACTTAATTGTTAGTTAAAACAATTCAAGGGAGCGAGTGAGGTCATACTCGCTCGTTCCCTTTCTTTTTAAGGATATAACATGAGAAAACACACAGAAACCATTATTAAAGATGGAGTTGTTCTAAGAATACCAGTCTCTCTTGTCAGTGAATTTGAAAGAAACGCATGGAGTAAATATGATAATTTACCAAAAGTAAATGGTAAGTCACATAAGTTCAAAAAATAAGGAGAGTTAATATGGCATATACGTCAACACTGCAAGATTGCGATGAATACTTTTATCCTAATAACCATTTAAATAGCTATGATTGGAGAAGTTATGATCCTGATGTACAAAATGCAGCTTTTACTCAAGCAAAAAGAGAATTAGAGGTTTCATTAGGCACATCATTAGTAGATCCAGACGATGATGATGTATATCGCTCTGATTATGCACATTTCGAACAAACACTTTATATTCTTATGAATACAGCACGTCAAGAAGTTGATGGTGTTTCAGATGTTATAGATACAGCAGATGAAGAATCAGGCAATAAAAAAGCACCTATTAGTCAAGGTGTGCTTATTAGTCCACAAGCTCAAAGATATTTAGGATTGAATAGAATTAAGATGGTTCGAGGATAACCATCTAATCGCCAAAATATAGAATAAGGACAATTCAGGTATAGTAAGATGATTGATATTAAATTTGACATTAATTTAAATAAGATTAATCGGTATCTGAGTGGCATCGGAAAAGCTATAGATAAGCGTTTAAACAAATCAAAAGAAGAAATAGGTAGATTTGTATTAAGAGATGCTAAGAAGTACGCACCGAAGGAAGATGGGACGCTAGAGCAGTCTATTAGAAGTTCTGTAAGAGGCGATGATATATTATTTTATGTACCACGTTCTTCTAAGGCTGGCAAATACGCTAAATATAGACATGATGATGGACCACGAACTGATAAAGGTGATATTAGAAAAGGTCCACAAGCAGGTAGCAGATTTATATTTAGAGCGATAATGGATAATGAGAAGAAAATTGAAGATGAAATATCAAGTATTTTTAGGAGTTTATAATGGGATATGATACACCAAATATTGATGCAACTGTGTTAACCGCATGGGAATCAGCAGAAAAAGTATGTTTTGATTATTTAGTGTTTCATACAGATTCAAAAGCGGGTTATAATGCATTTATTGGAGATTCACCACAAGATTCTAATAAGAAGAATGTTTTTACTTTTATGTTGAGTGGAGGAAAGGACGTTCAAATGCGTCAATGTCCAACACCTAATAAATACTTTCAAGCTTATGGATTTGTCGCCGGAATTTATGAATCACGTAAAGCTGCTTTAACGATTGCAGGAAGAATAATGAATTCAATGCCTGCTTTTTGGGATGAAGGTGACGATATCGAAGCACAAGGTATTGATTCAAATGTAGATTATTTTAGATTAAGTTATCATCCTGAATGTTTCTCTCGTAAAGAAGAAGGGAAAAAGAGAGAGTGGATATTGTTAATGGAATTTGAATGTGCCTATAACTATAAAGAGAATTAATAGAGGATATAGAGGATAATATATTATGGCAATTACAGGCAAAACAGCTTTAAAGGCATACTTTGAAACAGGTGATACTCCCACACAAACTCAATTTGGCGAACTAATAGATGATATGGGTGTTGCTCAAAACGTTACTGGTACATATGATATCAGAGCGATGGATGAGGGAGCAACTGGTGGTAACGCTCGTGGAGAAAACTCTGTTGACCTTTGTACTAAAAGGAGTAATGCAGCTTATGTTCCATCTGGAGCATGTTCTGCCTCTATCGGTGGAGAGAATAACGGTGGGTCAGGAACTCATACAATTTATGGTGGTTCAGGAAATTATGACAATACAGGAAATCATTGTTCTATTGGCGGAATTGATAACAGTGCTAACGCAGGTAATGGTTGCTCTATTAATGGTAATGGCAATAGTGACAATATGGCTGACGGAAGTCTGATTTGTGGTTATAATAACTCTTATAATGCAGGTAGTTATTGTTCTATCTCAGGAATTGATAATAGTTATAATTTTGGTAGTTATTGTTCTGTCTCAGGAAGGAGTGTTACGTCTAATACATTAAATTATGCAAGAGTACATGGTGGTGCAGCTAATGCAAGAATAATTGATTTAATTGCTCAAATAGATTCAAGTGGAACAGGAGCAACAGAATTACTATTAGGTGGTTCTGGTGGTTTTAGAATTATAATTCCTGACCAAAGTGCATGGAATGTTGATGTAAGATTTGTAGCAAAAACTGCAACAGGTGCAAATGCCTCTATTCAAAACTTTACAGGAGTTATTGTACGTGATGGAACAAATACATTATATGCAGCTGGTACATCAGATGGTTCAATAACGACTATAGGTACAACTAATGTATCAGCGTTTACCGTGAATAAGGATGATACAAATGAGGCATTACTATTAACTGTAGCATGTAGTTCTGGTACTGTGAGATGTTCGGCAAGGGTTCAATTAACACAAGTAGACTATTAAAATATAGGTTTATTTAAAAAGGAGAAATAAAATGGCAGCAAATGCAACAATAGAAGCTAGTGATATTTTTAGTTTAGGAGGTAGTTTTATTCCACAAAACTCAAATTCGTCAATCGATATGCTTCACGCAAAAATGAAAAAGGCAGATGGAGATTATTCAAAGTTTAGTTTAGTTTTTAACCAACAAAACAATGTAACGTGTGCATATAAATTTAATGCTGATACTGCTTTAGGTGCAGCATTACCAGAAGTTGGTGAAATTAAAAATGGATATGTAGTTACAGAAATTTCTGTAGATTCTACTTTTGATGATTATCCTACAATCAATATTACTGGACATGCTCATGCATCTAATACTGACGTTGAAACTAATACATATGCCATATCTGCTACAATACAAACTGCACTTACAGGAGCTATTGGAGCATATGACTTATTGAGTTTAGCTGATGGTAGTTATACGTGTACTACAGCTTCAACCTATACTCTTGGCGTTAATCACGTTGATGACGCATGTGGAGCAGGTGATCATTGGTATGGTACGAATATCGAAGGCATGGAAACTGTTAATATTACTTATATTGGTCAAATTTCAGAAGCAACGATTTCTAGTGGTTATACCATTACTAGCTTCACATTAGACGATAGCAATGAAGCACATGACACATCTTCGATTACTGGAGAGAAATTAGTTCTTAGATCATAATATACGTGATAGTATATATAATAGAAGGAGTTACATTATGGAGAAACAATCTGTAAGGATGGTTAGGCAAATATTATCTTCTTTTACACACATGTCAGAAATAGATTCTGAATCTGAAGCTTTAATTTTAGGTGAAATAGAACGTGTTAAAAGCGGATCTAAACCTAAAAAAAAAGAGGGTGTAGAAGATGCCAAAAGCGAAAAAAAGAGTTCTTAGCGGCAAAGTTAAAGGCTGAGAAGTTGTTAAACGCCGAGAACGCTTTAAAAGTGAACAAGAATAAAATAGATTAAGGGCAATATGCATATACTTACGAAAGAAGCACTCAAAAGATTTAAAAATGAAGGCATCTTAGTTCAACCTGAAGATGCTATTGCCCTTAATGATTTGGCAGAAAAAACTTCTAAGGTATCAGATCAGAAGTTATTAAGTCATTCAGGAATTTATTGTGGCAACACAGAAGTATTTCCATTGACATTAGGTGCAAAAGTTTGGTTAAAAACAGATGCTCTTCAGTGGTTCGAACATGATGAATATGTCTATAATTTATGCTTATTCTATTCATTTGCTCATTCGAGAGATGAAAATGCGTTCAACTTCGATAATGCTAAACAAGCTCGCAAATGTATTATTACGTGGGCTAAAGGCGTAATTGCTACAGAAGAAGAAATGTTGAAATTAAGTGAGTTCAATTTAGAGGACAGCAATGAAGCAGATACTCTTCTAAGTGATTTAGTTAAACAAATAACCAACAAACCTGATTATTTGAATTTAGTACCAGCACTCAAATACATTAATCATATTGAACGTGTTCAAAAGGATGTAGGAACAACACCTATAATAGCATGGTTGATATCTAATTGTGGACAAACCGCACAATATTGGTTATGGGAACATGGTTGGAATGATATTGAAGCTATGATAGATCAAGTTCAAAAACAGAGTTCACCTGATAATTATATAGATTCAAAAGATCCATCAATAATGGCTATGAAGCATTTTCAGAATAAGATTTTAGAGATAAGGAGTAAATAATGGCTGCTGACCTAACATTAATTGTAAAAGTATTAAATAAAGCAAATAAAGGACTAAGAAAAACACTTAGTTCCTTTAAGAGGTTTGGTACTAATATTAAGTCTATTGCAAAAGGGATGGCTAAGGGAGTTGCTGCTAGCGTGGCAGGGATGGTTAAGGGAGTTGCTGCTAGCTTGGCTGTTGCAACTGCTGCTATTGTTGCATTTGGTGTTAAAGCAATAAGCTCTGGTTTAAAGTTTCAAGATATTTCTGCTAAATTTAGGATTGTATTCGGTGCTCTAGCAGACGAATATGAAAAAGTAGCATTAAAAATGGCTAACGCAAATGCTGCTCCCGTTAAAGCGGTAAAATCAATGATGGCTGATTTCCAAGATTTATTTACTGGTTTTGGTTCTGGTACTAAAGAGGCTGCTATATTAACAGAGCAATTGTCAGATCTCGCCTTAGCTTTTAGTGCCATGAACCCAGACAAGAACTTAGGTGATATAGTATTAGCTCTTAAGGGTGCTGCAACGGGCGAATTTGAGGGTGTTAAGGGGTTGGGCGTAAAATTATCAGCAAAAGATATAGACGCAAAAGCAATTGAAAAATATGGTAAATCGTTCACAATTATGCAGAAGGCTGAAGTTGCATTAGCTGAAGTTATGAAGCAGTCAAAGGCTGCATATAAATTCAGGGATGCTCAAACAAAATCTGCAAGTTTTCAGTTAAAAAGGATAACGACTGCGTCAAAGAACTATACTAATGTAATGGGAGAACAACTAGTCGTAGGTTTAGGGTTAGGTAAAACATTTGATAGTGTAGCTACAGCAATGGAAAATTTCTTAGTAAAGTTACAAACATCTAAGGCTGTTCAAATATGGGCAGCAGAAGTTAGGGAGGAATTAGCACCATTAAAAGATATAATAATAGATATGTTTAGTGGTGAAGAAGGTGCATTTAAAGAAGGGTTTTCAAAGATTGGAGGACTTCTAAAAGATGCTCTTAATAAAGCTTTAAGCGGTGTAGCAGATGCTTTTGGAAGTAAACTTGGTAAATCCATTGCCGACGCAATCAAAAAGTCATTGCCTTTTGGTTTTGGAAAAGCGTATGAAACACAAGGCATTCAGGAGGAAACCAAATCAATAGAAGAACAGGGTAATAAATTAAGAGAAGAAATTAATAGAAGAACTGGAACCGAAGAAGAGAAAATGGTTGAAGTAAAAGAACCACAGTCAAAAACTAGAATATTTGCTGGCACTCTTGCGAAAGGAATAGCAGGAATTACTCCAGTTGGTTCAATTGTTAAAGCAATTAAGAAAATTAAGAATATAACGTACTCTACAAGAAGGGCGTCTGAAAATGCAGACGCAATTAACAAAGCTCTAATAAAAAATTCATTAACAACAGATCAAATATCAAAAAATATAGGTAAAACAGTTAATAGTGTTGGAACAGTTAACAGTTCTTTAATGAATTCTACAACAAAGCAATTAGAAATGAATACACAAATACCTAATACCTCTATGCTTCCTATGCAATTAGAAACACTGAATATAATGCAAGCAAATATGGAAGCAAATATATTAACAAGTAAGAATTTAACTGAAACACAATAAGGTAATTTTATGTCATTAAATACTACAAAAGTTGCACCAACTACTGGCCAACAATTACAAATGTTGACAATGAGAGCTACTATTGGTGAAAATAAAAAATATACTCCAGCAGAGAGAGATGGTACCGAGTTTAAAAAGTGGAGTTATAAAATGAGTTATCAGCTACAAACGTACACTGATACGGCTGAAATAACCAGTGCTTCATTGGGTTCAATTAATAATGACCAAAGCGTTATATCGTGCTCATTTAATGGTTCGGCAGCTATAGAGGTAGAAACACCAGCAGATTTTAGTTTCTGGTTAAATAACACGAGTGGAGCTATTCCTAATGGACCGGCAGGAGGTAAATTTGCCAGACTGACTAATGGGTATTATTGCGAAGGTGATGATATACACGTATTTGATTGGGATGATAATACAAATCAAGGTAACGCGATTACCTTACTTAGTAGTGTTACTGGTTGTGATAATTATATTTTTACTGGAATTCAACAATCCGTTCAGACACGTTCTTTTTCTAGCAAAACATATGTGAGGAATTACGCTGACGTTTCAATAGAAGATAAAATTCAAGATGTAACGTCAATATCCAGTAGTGGATTTAATGGACTAATTCATAGAGTGGGTTCTCTAACGGGGTCTATAAATGGTGGTGCTGCATTTACCATTAATTCAATGACAAATTCTTGGTTCACATTGGTACAACAGAGTATAGCACCACTAAATGTCGCAGGAAGTAGATTTATTAAAGATAGAAGAGTATATAGGTCAATTGGTGCATGGCAACTTATAGACTAATAAGGATTAATTATGGGACAAGATAGTATAGTTTCGGGCGGCGAATTCAATGCAAGCATGAACAATAATACACGTGGATTACAAGGCACAAGAACTTTAAATGCCATAGGTAATAGCTTAAATATGATGTCTGGTACAGGAGATGCAACTATTAATCGTGGTATAGATAATGGAATTAATATAGATGTAAAGGGTTTTCCTTGGGAAAAAACCCCTTTTGGGTATACAATTGGTAAAATCACTGGTGCTGGTGTCGATAGAGTTATGGATTATTCTTTTGTTACAATAAATAAAGGTGGAATATATTATAACTTGAATGGATTGTTTTCGTTTTCAGCCGTTGCAGAAGTAGAATTAGAAATAACCGCTGATGCCGGGGATACCTATGATCTTATATACGTAAAATTTGACAACAAATATGGCACCGCAGAAACTATCGTTTCAAATGGAGTTGATTACGATAGTGCTGTTCTATATTCCAATCCTCTTTACAACTATACACTTTTATATGCGTTTTATAAAACTGACAGTACTGTCCTTGTTGATATATTTAATTTTGGAGATATTATAATTGATGTGGATAAAAATACGTTTTTTTTGGAGCATTCATTTGGTTATGTAGCTGGATATGATGGAGTTCTTACAGACCTGTTTATACAATTTGGCATAGTATGGGTAGAGGACAATACGGGTGTAACATATTCTCGTACTGGATATATTATTCCAGCAATAACATTACATATTACAAACGATGTCAATATATACCTTAAGTGGGACATATCTTCGAATACTGGAGAAATAGTAGCAGATGTAAGTCTATTAACATCTAATGACAATTACTATTATGAACTATTATATGCTGCGGAATTAAAAGATAATAATAACACAGTTCCAGTACAAGAAAAACAGGTCTATATCTCACATATTTATCATAATGGTGATATTTATATCCGTAAACATCTTGATCTAAGTAATACTGTTGATGTCGTAATTAATGTTGCTTATAATTTAACTACACATGAATTAACGCAAGAAAAACAAGAATGTTATTTGGTTGCCGCAAATGTCGCTTCCGTTATAACTGTAATTGATACCGCTGTTGTATGTGAATGCACAGAATAAAGTAGGTATATTATGGCAGATAATTTAAGATACGATTATGTTACTGACCACTTACTTTATCATAGTGAAAGTGGTCACTTAATTTATTCTTGTGTTGAAACATGTTTATATACAATTACGGTTACATTAACGTGGAGTACTTACTCTAACGCTGATTTAGACTTATACACTAAAGTTGGTACAGATGTATGTTGGTTTGGTAATCATCCAATAGCAGGATTAAGTTTAAATCATGACGCGAACCCTAATTGTGATTCTACGCCTACACCTCCTGAAATAATTACAGGACAGTTCAATAGCACTGAAACATTCTCTGTGTGGTATAACCAATATAGTGACTGTGCTGGAGAAACAGTTCCAACAACAACAAAAATAGAAGTGACAAATGATGGTTCACTAAATATATGCGTTAATGGCAATCTAATAGCACCTAATAATACGCATACAATTAATTCGTTTGCCTACGCTGGATACAATAATGCAAGTCAACCAGCATATGCAAGTGGTACATCTGTGGTTGTAACTTGTGAATCGTGCCCATAATGAGGACAATTCACATATAATATAGACTTCAACTCGTTCTTGTCTATTAGGCCGGGCGAACATAAAGGAGAATGATGCCAGTACCAAATTTTCAATTAAAATTAGATATACAAGATACAGTACAATCATATGTTATTACGACACATGCCGGTACGACTCCTACCATTCGTGCCTATACATTCCAAAATGGCAAGCAATGGGTCGCTCCTGCTACTTATACCGCTCAATTGGGTTATGGGACGGAATTTGAAGATACGTCCTCTATGGTCCTTATAGACGGCACGTGCGATGGTATCAATAATTACTTTGATTTTCCAATAGAAGCTGCTGATATAAGTACTCATGGAGATTACTGGTGTCAAATACAGATTGACAATACTCCTGACGATGAACGCTGGGTTTTTGGGGATGGTAGATTACGTGTATTAAAGTCACCTATATCGGGTTCACCTACTCCATTAAATACATTAGAGGTAGTTAATTGGGATACAGTCGATAGTATTGGAACAGTTCCTTGGAGTGATTCTTCTAATAGTGCTGCTTGGGGAGGTATTACAGGAAATGTTTCATCTCAAACAGACTTATATGATGTGTTTTTGACTCAAAGCAATGCTGCAAGTGCTTATTTAACAGATGCCCCCGCAGATGGTGCTACATATGGTCGTAAAAATAATTCATGGGCAGAAGTTATTACAAGCACTAATTGGG